GCCAGTCTGCATGATGTTTGTGTTGATTCCATTAAATCCGGTAAGCATACCGTTATTCATGGCGTAGAAGCCATCGCACAGGCCGCTATTGATTCCGTCAAGCTTGCTGATTACTGCGGAGTTATCGAACCCCCTCTGAATATCCGCCTGAGTAGCTGCTGTGGCTACATATCCACCGCCGTTTCCATTATTGCCCCAGCCGTTGTTTCCCCATCCGAAGAAAGCAAAAATGAATAAAACAATAATCCACCAGCTACCATCTCCGCCAAACATGCCGTCGTTATTTCTACCGTTTCCAGTAGCAGCGGCAATATCTGCTAAGCTATAATTTCCATCCATAATATAATCTCCTTTATTGTATATTTACATCAATCTGGCCAGATTGTAATGTACTATTTCATTCCTTTCAGCATGTGCTGGAACTGCCCTGCCATCTGCTGAACCTGATTAAGCTGTTGCTGTGAAATCCTTCCAGACTGTAGCATTTTCTCAACTTCTGCTTTCGGATCTCCTTTAAAATTCTGCTTAAACTGCATAAACTGCTGTATCATCTGCATTGGTCCGTTTCCCTGCGGCATCCCACCGCCAAGTGCATTAAATAATGGATTACTCATCTGCATTTCCTCCCTTGTTTGCTGATTCCTGTACGGTATTAGCCCTAACAGGTTCAGAAAAAGAATTTAATCGGTTTATGATAGCTTCGTATTTGCCCTTTAAATCGTCATATTCCTGTCTGGTGACGTACTTACTGTCCATGTTCTGAACAGGCTGTTTAGGCGGCATCTGAGAGCCTATCTCGTGATACTCAAACGTTCGCAATGGCTGTGGCATACCGGAAACGTCTGTGGATTTTATAAAGAATTTTTCTGATTCTGAATCCATTAGTAAAACACTTGTCCCGGGTGCTACCAGATAGGACTTCGCACCGACTTCGCCAGATACCCACAGAATACCATTGCTATTCTGCTGGGGTTGCTGTACTGGTTGAGCTGGCATCTGGACAGGCTGTTGCTGAAATTGGTTCATCTGCCCCGGAACGCCAAAACTATATTGATAAGGATTGTTATATAATGCCATCTCGTACACCTCCTATGACTTATTCTATGACTTATTCTATGACTTTCTATGACTATTTTTACATAAAAAAAGAGCCTTAGACAGTTCGTCTAAGACCCATATAAGTATCTGAAAAGTATCAGCATACTTTAATTATTTTATTGTTCACCCTCCGGCTTAATCGTTTTGCCGTGGATATGCTCACGTTCATTTCCTCAGCGCAGTACTCAAGAGTGTGTTCCTTACATCTCAGCCGGAACAGCCTTTCTTCGTCCGGTGTGAAATTACACTCCCTCAAGAACCTGTCTATATCTTTTTTCGTGAACACATATAATTTCATGAGCATACCCCTTATTAATGCAATTAACGCTGATTCTGCGCAAGATAATTTGTAAGCTTCTGTTTTGTTTTTTTTAATTCCTCAACGTTATTCCCGCTAATCTGGCTGTCCAGCATGGTTGATAGTACTTCCAGAATCAATGAATCACGTTCCGCAATCCTCTGAAGACTCTCGTAATCTCGCTTATCATGTTCTTCCAGTGTTTCAACTCGCTTGTTGAGTCGAAATGCCGGAGTAATCCATTTAAAAACAACAGCTGCTGCCCCTCCAATAATTGATACTCCTCCACAGATTGAAAGAAAAAACTGAATAAATTCCTGTATGCTCATTTAGCTACTCCTTTTCCCAGTAATATACCGGGATCTCATTGCCACTATCCCATGTATCGAAATATTTGCCCTCTTGCACTGTCACCACATGACCATCTATGCAGAGGATATATGTGCCGGTCGGATGGTCTGTACAAAAGTCGTTGACTGTATAGATATACCGTTCTGATTGCTCAATCAGTTTGCGTCTGTACCCACGTTTATAGAGGTACGCTCCCCAGACATAATTTGCGCTTGGCATATCTGACAGAGTACATGCCTGTATCATTAATCCGGCAAATACTGTTTCCCAGTCAAGTCCGGTTGCTTTGCAGATGGCACGAACAACGCAATCTCCTGTTCTCTTATCCTTAACAGGATTCGGATTGAAATATTCCCATCTATCCATCAGTCAATCCCCTTTGCTGTTTTATATCGTTTCGCCGCTCCTCTGGCTTTAGCGGCGTTCTGGCGGTTCCACTTCGCTATCATAAGTCGGTCTTGCAGCTCTCTTAGGTCGTTCTGCTTGCAGTAATCCTTATATGCGGCATTTTGTTTTTGGAGAAGAAAAGACTTCCGGTCAAGGTCTTGTTGTAATGCAAATTTCGCCTTTTCGTTCGGTGCATTGTCAACTCCTGCTTGCAGTCCAAGGACTTCGCGTTTTGTCTTGCGGATTCTTCGCTCGTAAGTACGTTGTCGTTGTTCTTTTTCATACTGCTTTCCCTTATCAGCTTTATCCTGTGCTGATAGTTCTGTATAGGGATTAAATTCTCCATCACTTGCCCCAAAGCTATGCCGACAGTTGACCCCTGACAGTCCACTTGCCGTTCCATATCCGGTCAATGAGAACGGCGGAAATTTCTTGCTCTTGCCAGAACGAGAGTATATCTTGCCTTGCCACCATGAGTGGTTTCCGGGATTCTCACCGCCGTCACCCGTCCTTGCTCCGATATGTGCACTGACCAGAACTAAATCCCAGTTCATTTCTTCCATGCGCTTTAAGGATATATCTCCCGTAGCCTGAGCCACACCAGTTCTAACAGAACGTGCTACTGCTGTTTCAATTGTATCTTTTCTGCCAGATGGATATGTGACAGTAACACCATCACTCACAACGTTATTAACCGCCTCTTTGATGGCTTGCGTATATCCAACTGCCCCAGTCATCACATGGCTATACGCAAGGTCGCACTGCTCAATATAGAGCCTTTGAGCGGCACTTGCAGTCGTTCTTGTGAAGTTCTTCCACTCTCCCATAGTCGCAAGCATATTCCGCTCCATGAGTCTTATCATGGTCGGGGATTGCTCGAGCGGTACAGGGCTTAGTCCTGCCGCCTTGTATATCTTGTCATCATAATCGAGAGCAGTGATTCCAGCATCTTCAAACGCTTCAAGAAGTTCCTGTTGTTCACGTTTGGTATACCTGGATAGTTCCGCCAGAATGTCCTCTAACAGTTCACCGGATTCCTGTAGTGTTCTGATTCTCCACGCATCGGCATTGGTCAGAATATAATCCTCACCTCTGCCAATTCTTGCCATCATTCTCGACACAATTTCAGAGATGATATACTGATGCAGTTCTTCTGCAATCTGTTCACTGCCCTCTGTTATCCGGCGTAAATATTCTGGACTAAGTATAGCATATCACCTCTTTCGATAAAAGTCGTGGTACATGTTTTGGCCCTTTTGATGGTTAATTAAAGCCCTCATCAGTTAATTATTTTCCGCTTTCAGTTCCTTCCTTATTAACATCCATCAGCTCATTATACTGTTCTTCAGTAATCCTGCCAGTTGCAAAGAAAATATCAATTTTATTCTTCAAATCGTCTGTAAGTCCATTTCTTTCTTTAAGTTTTAGTAATGTTCTATATAACATAATCATACCTCCAATTCTGTTAATGCTACTGCATATTCACTGTTGACATAGGCTTCTGCTGATTGTATATCCATGTCATAGATATAATCTCGGTTATCGTTAAGTTGCTTTTTGACATAATTCCACCCATTTGCCATGCTTATTGGATAGTTAAATGCTGTATATCCGTCAAGCTGTTCGCTATTAACGCTGATGTTTGTAGTTGGATAATATGTTGTAAGTGCTTTAAATGCGGTAATTTCTTCTGTGGTAAGGTCAATTTCTTGTGATTCTGCTAACAACCATTCGGTTTTGTTTACAATAGATTGTGTATTATCTAACTTAGAAGAATCAACCATCCTTATCAACTTCCCACGTTCCACATCCACATAATCCGCAATATACTGCTACCCATCAATTGTGACGTTACCACCTGCTGATACAGGGATTGCATTCAATGTGTATGGAAGGGTGACGGTCTGTTTGTGGTAGGGTTCGAAATCATCGTAGGTGGCATCTGGGTATAGGGAAGCATCTACGATCATTGGTTTGAAAAGAAGATTGTTACAATTAATTCCAGTATTTATTCTAATTCTTATGAAAAAATTTTTATCAGCTTTTATATTTTTACCATCACCTGTATCATATCCATAAATCAAATTATTAGTTCTTGCTTGTAATTCGTAAGACGCATCATGAGCTCCCCCAACTGGACACCCTACAAGTCTAAATGAACTACAAGACACGTCCTGTGCAATATCAAATGTTGTTATCGTTGTAGCGGTCCCATTCAACGTATACGTTCCATCTCCATTTGCAGTACAAGTAACACCATTCACTGTAGTAGTCTGCAAAGTAGCATTTAACAAATTCTTCCCGCACACCTTCACCGTTGGATTCACCACGCTCTTAATCTCAACTGGATTCTCTGGCGTTGGTGTTCCATCCTGTGATGATTTGCCATATATCATCATATCCTGAATCTTTCCATTATCAGAATCAGTAATATGAGTTTCACCCTGATTTGATGCATAAAATTTTGTGATTTTGTTGGATAAATCTTCCTTTAGTGAACCAGTTTCTGCATTTACTGTTTTGAATTTGTCCCCTACTACTTTGGAGTCGGCAAATGCTCCCTGTATGGACAATGTTTCATCAGACACGGGCGTTTCAAGAACACTTCCATAAGGCAACTGTCTCTTCTTTCCATCTGCTGTAATTATTCCCTTGAACGTATCTGCCATCTTTTTACTCCTCTCCGAATAATGTTGGTTCGTCTGGCTGAGCTTCTTTAACCATCGCCTTAGCTTCTTCCTCGGTCATTCCCTCGAATTTCACGAAATACATCCAAGCCGGTACTTTATTTGTAATAACATACTGCCACCATCTTGCTCTGTCTTCATCTCTATTATAGGTGATATCTCCGAAGTCGTAGGTCACCTCATATGCGCCCACAGGAGCCATGCCGTACAGGTCTGCAAACACATTTAGCGCATAGATGACTCCGTTCAGGCAGTCTTCCAACTTGTCGCGCACATCCTTGATAAATCCGATCGTTCGCCTATCATCCGCTTCCACCTGCCTAGCCGTCACCATGCCGGTTTTTTCATTAAAAACAAAGTACCCGTTGGAGAATCCAATCTTATATCCTATCTGGTTTAAAAGGGCATTTATGCCGCTTATACGGGTATCTGTGTTGAGAATTGGGTTGATTTCCTGATAGAACTCTTTCTCGTCCTGTCCGAATACATTCTTGACAAAGTGCGGTAAGTTCATCTTGTTCCGTCTGTTTTCCATGCTTTGTGGCGACATGGCTGATACAGGCGTGCCGCTTGGAATCAGTAGTCTATCATCTGCCAGAACAATCTTCTGCGAATCAAAAATCTCTCCGGCGTTTCTGCTGTATGCAATGTCAAAATCCTTTAATTCCTCAATTGCTTCTGCAAATATCGGCAATCCAAGAGGTGTACTGATATCCACATTGTTTGCCTGCGGTGTCCGCAGTACTCCGTACAGAGGCCCGTCCAGCTTCTCACCGTTTGCCTTGAGTATCGGCGGCGTATCTGCCATTAGGTCAGCCCACTTGGTCTGCTTAAGGTCGATTCTGTCACCGATTGACTGAGGGGATTTTGACACATAAGCTCTGTTAGAAACGTAGTACGGATAAGTTGTTACGCCATCTATTGTAATCTCAGCAAATCTATGATATTCAAGCCGTGTGTAGTATTTTCGTCCAACAGTATAAGAATCCTTGAATATAATCCCCTTGATCTCCTGATTGTCGTAATCTACAATCATCACATCTGCTGGGGTAAATACGTCAAGGCTCTCCCCGTTTGGTTTGATAAATACCGTTCCATAAGCACAGCCATATTCTACCCAGTGCCGGATTTGGAAATATACCTTGTTAATCTGCTTTTGTAGCCATGTAGCCCTTGTGGAACCGTCTATCTGAATGCCGATCGCCAATGTTGTGAGCCGAGCTGTCTCTGAGCAGACAGTTTTCGCAAAATTGATCGTCTTGATGTTATTCTTGTCATCTAGCCATTCCGGTACTCCCCTGTAAATGTTCGCGCACCGGTTAATCAGCGATTCCATCTCTGGAAATTCTGCTGCATGGATATTAAAATCCTCTTCGGCTTGTTTTTTGAATATCATGTTAAACCACCTTTTTAGTGTTGTTATAAGTCCCATTTAGTCACCTTTTTTTTACAGTCAAATCCTTATCAATGCCTAACGGATCTCCTGCAAAGTTCCATAGTTGGATTTCTTTACAGACAGCTCCGCACTTACAACACTGAACATATTCGCTCCACACCTGGTCTACGTGCATTTTATCATTGATTAATTTATCCTCTAATGGTTCTTCGGATATCGGAACAATTATCACGCTTCCGCACTTGCCACATTTCATGATGCGCGTACAACCTTTTCCATATCTGATAAATCTGTATGCTATTTTTACTCTATCAAAGAACTTGTTGTCTCGCATTATGCACTGTTCCCCCTTCTCATAGACAATGGACTGGTTGCGTATCTGAGAGAATCTATCCAGTGATCGTTACCATCTGGATAATCTGCGATAACTTCTCCATTGCTATCTACTTCATGCTCATAATTGATAATTTCCTTGTATGCTCTAGGCGTTCGTGCCGGATCAATGACTAATGTTCGGCACTGTAACCACTCAAAAGTATATTTGCGGCTTCCCGGTGTAACAATAGCCCTACGTGCTGGAAGCCCTGCATCTCGGAAGTCAATAATACTTTCTTCTTCATCAACTCCGCAAGATATTGAATAATCATCATATCCCTTTTGTTTTATCTGGTCAGCCATTGCTGTATTTCGAATTTTACATCCACCAAGCTCATCCAGCAGGATAACTTTATCCTGATTAGGTACATAAGCCACACGAATAAACGCTTTGGGATCCGGATACCATCCCCAGTCTTGTCCCTGATAGACGCTTTGATACTTCTGAATTTCTTCGTCTGGAATCGTTCGGATTTCCAACAGCTCAAAGATATTTGTACCGAGTCCGACAGGTAATCCAAGGTATTCATGCTGATAGGCTCTTGGATTTGTCTTTTTAAGATGTTCCGCATCATCAAGGAATTGTTGACCAAGCCATTCAACAGGAACTGATCTGTAATCACTCTTATGCCTGTAGCTGTCGTCTCGTGGCTCTTCTACATACACATTCGCCCAGTTGCTCCGGCTAATTGGCGGATTGAATGTCTTAAATACAACAAACTTACTGCCACCTCGAAGGACTGACTGTTGCACTGTACGAATTTCTTCAATGCCCGAAAATTCGTCAAGTTCCTCGAACCAGAGATACTTGAAATATCCCTTGCTTGCTTTAATAGATTTAGTCTTTTTTGCCTTGTCCAGTCCTCTGAATATGATTTTCTGTCCAGTAGGCTTATAAGTGTACTGCATAGGGCTTACACTGGTGTCCCATAGTTCATTGACTCCGAGCGCGTCAATTCCCCATGCTATCTGTTCGTAAACGGATTCTCTAAGTGTGTTTCCAACTTTACGGAAAATAACGGTATTTGACATTATACCGTTCTCTGCGTCCTGCATCATCAGGAAAGGAATCATGACACCCACAAAAGATGATTTAGTAGATCCACGCCCACCATACAAATCATAATAGGTGTGTTTTCCGTCCAAAATGTCCCAGAACACATTGTAAAAGGCAGGAGCTATAATTTCATTCAGATTAATCGGGTTCTCATCCATTCTGTTTCTCCGGCCTTGGAATATTATTTACAATCGTAATCTTTCCATCTCCAGAATCATCATTTTTCTTATCAGCATCCCATCCCTTAAAATTATTTCTCAAGCTGAACTGAGCACCATTTGAACCGTCACGATCAAATAGCCTTTCCTCTGCGTACTGTTCTACCCTCGCTTTTGCGCGCGTAATCGTGTCAACGAATTCCAGCTTTGCCTGATAATTTAAGAGTGCCTGTCTACTCGTAAATCCAAGAGCTAAAGCAAGACCTGTAACAGTCGGGGGATGAACATCTATGAAAACAGGAAGGCCAAACTTATTAAATATTTGATTACCTTCATTATCAGTTAATGGATAACCCTTGCAATCTTCGAAGTACTGTTCTATTTTGCTTTCAATCTCTTCAACGCTTGTGTACATTGGCGTCATTCCCATGTTCTCACCTCCAACTGGCTATAAAACCCCATAGTAACACTTCTGAGTATATTCTATCATAGGTTGGTGAAAAAGTTGTGGTACATGTTTGAGAAATTTTGTGCTAAAAAAGAGCCGGTAAATACCGACTCTCTAATGTAGGATTGTCCAACATGATTATCAACTCCTTCTCATTAATGTGCAAGTAATCCAACAAACAGCGGAAGAACTAATGCCATTAAGCATAATGGTTCTTTTGTATAACTGAGTGCCGCTATTACGGCAAATGATGTACTGGCCCATGCTACTGATTTCGCCATTGCTGTATTAAAATCCATTTAATCACTCCTCTCCCCAGTCAATTTTCTGCCCGCATTCATAACAGTACTTGCTTATTTTTTTACCAATAATAGGTGTTCCGCATTTCGCACATTTTTGAGTGGAAAATATATTGTACGGAAAATCTGGAACATATTCTTCAGGTTTGCATGGAATCTGCTTTTCCAATGCTTTTGCTCCGGAATCACACGCCCATGCTTCCTTGAGATATTTTTTCTGCCATTCATCTTTGTTTTCAGAACTTTCAATGAAACATAAATGCTGGTCTCTCATATCGGATAATATGTCTTTTGCTTCTTCTGGTTTCATGTTAATCCTCATTATCGTCCTCCTCAATACTGACAGTTTCCAGATCTGCGAAATCACAACCCATTGCGAATCCGTCAATCATTTTCTTTTTAACTCCAAATACCTCTATCATGTGAGAATTATTTTCCATGATTTTTATTACATCTGACTTTTTAACATATTCAGCCATTCTCCATCTCCTCCAACTTCTTCTCAGCTGCTTCACGGGTGAGGAATAAAAATTCGCCAAGACAATTATAATAGCTTTTAATCGAAATATATTGCAAATCAACTTCGGCTATATAATATTCTTTCCTGATATCACATTCACATTTGCAATCATAGATTTCACATTTATTATTTTCCTCACCGTATTCTGTGCATTTCCATCTATAATTTACTTGATACAATATTCTGTTTAAATCATCTGGCAATCTCACAAGCAAGCCCTGTTCTTCTAAGTCTTCGTAATCACAAAGCTTTCGCGCCGCTGAAATATAATCGTGCTGTTTAACCCAGACATCTGATTCTCCGTCTGGCGTAATATCATATCTTTCTGTTAATCTCTCCATCTACTTCACCTCTTCCATCTGACTTTCTACAGTATCTGCAAGTAGCTTCAAGGACTGAATAAATGAGTCCGTCAATGCTGTTCTGTCTGGGTATTTAGCGAACGTTCTGACAAGTTTTACTGCATCCTTGATTTCTTCTTCATCTTCGACGATTTTGGATGCTTCAAGCAATTCCTTTTCAAAGCTGTAAGTAGCGATCTTATTATCGTAAAAAATCAATATGTTTGGAAATGGAATTTCGATATGGTTTAAATGGTTTTCTCTCGCCCATTTGAATCCCTGAAACCTTGCTATTTTCAGAACACTCAAATATTCTTCCCGCGTTCTTACAAATACGTTTTTTCCTGTTAAATCAATCATCATAATTCCCTCCTGTAATCTCATCAATACACTGATTCCAGCCCTCCGCAAAGCCGGCATCAGACGTATTAGCTGGATAATCTCCATTATCTTTCTCTGGCAAGTCCATAAGTGGACACCAATCGGGTCTTGATTTGCTTTCGCAATCATAATGTTCTTCTGTCATCAGAATTACATCATAATCTAAACAGTTAGCTAATTCACACAACCCCTCGTATTCAAGATTTCCGCAGTATTCAGTTCCGAATGGGCAATTATAGCAATTTTCTGGCGTATCTATCACTAATACTGATTTACTCATCTTCTCCTACCTCTTTTCTGCAAGAATGCTCCATACTGTGCAGGACTGATAATATCTTCCTTTTCTCTTGTATCCAGACAATATCCAAGTCTTCCATTCTTTTTATTTTCTTCTTTTGTAAACATGGTTGAAATGTCTTTGCCTTTATTCATCTGATTCCTCCTGTATCTTAGAAAGTGGTTCAAATCTTCTTTTCTGCTTTACATTTGGATATTTCTTTCTGTCCACATCACTCGTAAACATAGTCAACGGTCTGCACCATGTTACAAATGGGTATGCAAAGCACTTGTAGATCACCATGATTTCATCAGATTCTGTATGTACTGCGATATCGGTGACAATATAGATTCTTCCTTTGAAGTGTTTATATCTTCTTCCGACCATGCTATCTTTTAGCTTCCCTAATGTCCCAACTGATACATTGCTCATTCAGCTCCACCACCTTCTAAGATTTTAATAGCATAATCTATAGCTCTGTTCCATTCCAAATCCTCATCATTGGAAACAAGACGAAATCTGTCCATAAGCGATTCCGTAACTTTTTCCGCATCAAATGCTGTCGGCTGTCTGTTAATGCAATCAATAAACTCTTTCTGGTCGGAACTAATACTTGTCCCGATTTCCCAAATTTTAATGTATTTAATTAATTCATCAGCATCAATCAGTCTACTCATCTGTTTTGCCTTCTTTCTTGTCAAAATTCAAATCAACTCTGATCACATCTGTTTCTATTGCCGAAAGGCAGCTTATTTCTAAATCGTAAAATGGTTTCAGCAGCTTTGAACCGGCATTGAATGTATCGTAATCCTCCCAGCTTCTTCCAGGGTGACATATCTGAATTTTTATATCGCTTTCAGGATCGTCGTCAATTACTGCTATTAAATCAATTAACTTCATTTTTCACTCCTCTTCTCAATTGCTTTTGCAAGGTCAGAAATACAATCGCCAATATAGAATATTGCTATCATTGCAACATTAATATCTGATATTTTTGCACCTAAAATCCAACAAATAAATATAATCGCCAACCATACAAGACACATTTTTTTATTCATCCTCCCACACTCCCAACAACCGCATTCTCTCATACAGTACAGCGACGGTCTTGCGTCTGTATCCGTAGAAGTCCTTCGGATTCATCGGGATATATCTTTCTTTGCTGATTTTCCTGTAGCTTTTCCGGTGTAGGATATTCTCAATAACCATATCCGCTATCACCGTGTTTTTCGGGCAAGCTGACAAGGCGGCACCGGAAAGCAGGTATCCGTACTCTGCCGGGAAGTCTTTCAGCATCGTATTCAGTTTTTCAATGTCCTCTGCCGGAATACCGTAATCTTTCAGCTTTTTATTCCTTGTCAGCATACCGTTCTCCTTTCTAATCGTCTGGATGGTGCTTATCGTACATGATAGCTACGCATATAAGGCCAACCACTCCGAATATGGTTCCAATGGTGAATCCTAATAAGAATGTAATCATGCTTCTTCCTCCTTGATATAATCTTCGCAATCTTCAGCGTATTCGTAATCATCCATCATGTTGCACCGGTTATCGCAACCGTCTTGTTTCTCGCAGTAGACGCAACACTTTGTTTCACCGTCTGGACACTCTAATTTGCAATATCCCATTTAGTCCTCCTTATATGGTTTTGGATAGTCCATCCATGCAACTACTGTTCCGCCTAAAACTTTTTTATCCGTTCTCCAAATTCCATCAGTAGTATGTGCCTGCTCTACCAATACTGTTCCATCGTCAAATACAACTGTGGAAATCACATATTTAGATGTTTTTTCGAACATTCCTCTTTTCCAGTTACCCGTTCCTTTGAATTTTGCAAATATAGAATCATGTTCTTCTGGCAATCTCTCACTGACCGGAATCCAGCCGTTTTCTTTCTCGTCCTGTTCGATAGCTTCTTGCAACTCATCAATTAATTCCGGATAAGTTACAAATGCATCCCTTTCTTCGAGGATTTGATTGTCAGCTTCAATGTATTTTTTCAGTAATTCTTTTACATGTTTCATACTTCCACCTCGCTATCCTCTGGCATCTGAAACAGGATTGATTTTCTTATCTCATTTCCATAGCCTTTTAATACAGCAATTCCATGCGCCACACTTTCTTTTGTATTATAGCTTCCTGTGTATGCTGATCCTGCCAACCCACTGCCAATAATTTCACCGGATTTGTAATCCATGTAAGCCTCCTGAATCATATCCAGTACTTTCATGGCTTTTTCTTTTGAGGAGTACATACCAAGTCTATATCTGCTTTCATCCTCTAGGCTTGAAATAACAAAACCCTCGTCATCTCTCACAATATAAGCTACAAACAAATTGCTAAAGTTTAATAAAATTGATTTATCCTGACTTCTGATTAACATTTTGCGTCCTCCTTATCTTCATAATTCATTACAATTTTAATTACTTGTACCAGAACTTTCTGGATCTGGTCGTAAATGTGATGATCGTCAGTTCCAAAATGAGAGCACAATACTGCATTCTGTACGCCCGCAGAATAACAATCAGCCATAAAATCAGCACTGTACACATCGTCTTTATTGTCAAGCTGTCCGTATTCTCTCCACTGAGCGGTAATAAAATCTTCTACTTTTTCATCCACTACATCGTAGCTGTTTTTGTCTCCGTTAATATGTCTTACGCAACAGTCAATAAATCCTAATCTGTCGCAATCTATATAATCTTTTGCTGTCTTCTGTGTGTATTCTCCAAATACACGATTGATTTCTTCATCAAAATTATCTGGCAGATTGAAAATATCTACTTCCAGTCCTCCTGGAAGATTTATTGTGTAACTCCTCATTTTGTGTCCTCCTTATCTTTCTCACAGAATCCTCTGTGTTCATGCACTGAATACTCGATTCCACAAGTCTGTTTCATGTATGTGAGTCTTTCTCCTGTCAATTCGCATTTGTGTTTTCTTGCGTTCAGATACTTACAGGTTCCGTCACAGTAGCTCATTTTTTGTCCTTATTTTCTCATATAATTCAAAATATTCTTCCAATGTTTCTGGCAGTTTGATACAATCTGGCTCATAAGGTTTTGGATATACAGTATATCCGCATTTAGGGCAGCTAAATCTGTATGGATAGCCTATGCCTTCTTCCATATTCCCACCGCACTTTTTACAACGAATATATTTTTCAACTTTCTTTGGCTTGATTTTGAAAAATGAAGTATAATTATTCTTTCTCATTTCCATCCTCACTTTCCACATGTAAGCAACTGACACGCTATCAATTTAGATTTACGTTCATTTTTCTTGCTATAACTTCTATAACTGTCACTGTTACGCCGTTTCCTGCCTGCTTGTATAACTGACTGTCAGAATTTACGAACTGTGCTTTTTCGAAATAATCATCAGACCAACCTTGCAATCTAAAGCATTCACGCGGTGTCAGCTTTCTGATTGCTATGTAACACTGATATTTTTCATACCAGACTGCATATACAATCAATTCTTCCGACACTTGAACGAATATCCCCTGATTGCAGCTTGTGTCTAGTGTGTTTGCAATCTCTTTCCCAACCCTTTCTCTTCTTGTCTTACTACCTGGAACTGATAGATTCACAGTATCAACACCAACTCTGCACTCTGCATATCCTTGTTTTGTGGCTTCTGAAACCTTTACTGCAAGCTGATTATCTTTTTGTACAGTAGACAATGTATTTGTAATTCCATCCTCCCTCACTTCACTAGCAAGGAAATCGTGTCTGGAAATATCTATTTTCCCATCTTCGTAATCTTTACGAATTTCTTTCCCATATTCTGTGCGAACATTGCGCAGAACTCCAAGTGGATCAATCGCAACTCCATGTCTGTCTTGAGATGTCAATGTGAACATTGGCTCGCCATCTTCTTTGAATCTTCTTCCATTCTGACGTTTTTCTGCACGATCTGGTGTAAGAACAGGAATTGCAACTCCGCTTACCTCAGCTTTATGATTTGCAATTCCTTTGTTGTGTCTGGCTTGCAAGCACCTTGCCTTATTGGTTAACTCTGTTTTTTTATAACTTAAATCAATAAAACACGGTAATGCTACATGATGTCCTCTTCCGCCACCTTGTCCAGTATCAAGTGTTTCTGTTAATCCGTCTGGTGCAAATACCTGTGTATTTCTTCTATATCCGTCTTTGTGTGCAATTATTTGAATACTATTTTTTCCGTCTGTTCCTTCGATAGGAAATACTTTTGCGGTACTTCTCCCTCTAAGATGTCCGATAATGAAACATCTTTCCCGGTTTTGCGGTACTCCGAAATCTTTGGAGTTGAGCACCTGCCATTCTGCATCATACCCCCACTGCTCCATTTCAATGAGCAGTCTGGCGAAATCCCATCCTCCATTAACACTAAGCAGATTTTTAACGTTCTCAATGAAAAGGTAAGTGGGTTTATCTTCTTCTTTGAGTTGTCCAACAAGGTACATAACTCTGAAAAACAGGCTTGAACGGTTTCCTTGAAACCCGGCTTGCTTTCCTGCAACGGATATGTCCTGACAAGGGAATCCGAAGCACCAGCAGTCGGCTTTTGGAATGTCTCCGGCATACACTCTTCTAATGTCATTTGCATACCATTCTCCATTTCTGTATTCCTCCTTTAATATCTCTTTCTGTCTTTTCTTGATAGGAATATCTTCCAATGCCTTTCGTTGCTCGTCTGTCAGCAAGTGCATTGAGATGTAACTCGCAGTAGCAAATTTATCAAATTCGCAAAAACCAACGCATTCATGCCCCGCCAATTCCATTCCCCTACGAAATCCTCCGATTCCTGCGAAAAAATCTATAAATTTCATTTTAAACTCCCATCTTCTTAACCAGATTCTTATTCATCTCATCGAATCTTACATCTGTGTTCTCTTCAATGTCTTGTATCATGCTCAGGACGCTCATTTCGCCCCTATTTGCCATTTTGACGTACTCATTGGCAGTCTGCATGACTGTTATCAAACGTTTCGTAGAAAAGCCGTATAAGCGTCTCAGAGCCATCATAGTTGTGACAGTGTTGATCGTGTTGCTCCAATCTTCACCAACAGTGAATCCATCCTCGTAGGCTTGCTGCTCTACGTCTTTTATCTGTCTATAACAGTTCTGCATAGCCCGTCCAAACGCATAAGCCGCCTGATTAGAAGTCTGAACAGAAAATCTGGTCTTTTTCTTGACTTTTAACTTGCTACTCATTTTTCCTTCACCTTTCTGAACTTGTATCCTGTCACTCGGTACGCTCGTGGCGTGCCGGGGTTGTCTGTCGCAAGTAAGCCACTTTCCAGCAATTCACCGAAATGGTTCTGTACGGTATGGCTAGATATACTCAGCCCTGCTGCGATTTCTGGAATACTTGGCGGATAATCATGTTCTTTCAAGTATCTTATGATGTACAGATATATGTCTTTCCTTGTCTGGATACCCTCATAGTACTTTCTTGCTGTGTTATATGGCATTTCTATCACTCCTGTCATGCTTTTATATTTCTTCCCATTTGAAGCGGCCCTTACCTGAATTACGCCACTGTCCGATGCCTCTCAGTTCTCCATAGTCAAGCCATTCTCTGACTGCTGCTTCATGGCTTTCGCATAAGCACTTGATTGTGAACTCAATCCAACTTCCGGCAGGTATTGTCTCACTATTTGCCAGTGCAATTCTTTCACCCTGCGGTGTTTGTCCTCTCAGTGGCCTCTGGCAAGTTCCTATTTCACCTTCAAAATGAATTGGAATTTTGCGTTCTTCAACGAAAATTAGACCGTCAATTTCTTTTTTGTAAGCCTTGATTTTTGAAGATTTTGAACCAGTTACCTTTCTCAGCATTCCACAAGCATCTTTGAAAAAGCCCTTAATCTGGTAATCCCAGTAAATCGGTACGCCGTTATCTCTCGGGAATACGGTCATGGATTTCTCAACCACTTCTTCAATTCCGATTGCTTCAATCTCTTCTTTTCTTGTTGGTGCGTCTGGCGCATTCGAAGCGATAAACGTTTCGTGAATCTCCGGGTCTGCGCTTGCTGTTCCTAAAATTTCTTCCAAAAATGTCAATCTTACTTTTAATTCTTTCATTCTGATATTCTCCTTGTAATTTTTATAATTTTCTTACATTGCCGTGCTACTCTCTGCCTTAGCTCATTCCACCACGGTTATTCCCTTCCCAGCGCATCGTCGCCGTTCCCCTGCGGTCTCTTAACTTCTCATTCCGTAGCACATCGCTGCTGTTCCCCGCCATTTCGTAGCTATTCTTATCTAATCATTACATTTCTACGCCGTAGCTTTTCCGTTCAGCGCCTTTGCCCCGCTTTTCCCATCTTTTCGCTGCCCAGCTATGCCGTAGCTATGCATATCGTTTCAGAACCTTTCGTAGCAACTCCTTTGCGTTTCCTCACAAGGCTGTGCCTTTGCATTTCAATTCACTTCGTTGATGCGCTTCTCCATAGCACATTCAATGCCACTCCACTCCTTGCACTTCCATTGCTGTGCTTATACGACATTCTTTTCCATGTTTCTTATATTTTGCATTTCCCTGTTGACACATCCTCAGCCCATTTGTAAAAGGCCAAAGACAGATACCTTGCCAAACTGTCTGGATAGATTTCATATAAATTCTCGATTTTTTTATGTAATGCATCAAAATATTCATCATCATTTTTCACATCGTAAAATTCTTTTATCGCCTTCCAGAACTCTGGCATGAACTTATGCATGATCGGAATATCTTTAGCTTCTACTTTCATTATTCACCTTCTTTATGAGTAACCGATAGTAACCGAAACGTAACCGTTCAAAAATCCGCAAACCATTGATTTTACTGCATGGTAACCGAGTAACCGAGTAACCCTGGATTTCTCATATAGGGAAACTTTTATACTCAATATGTGCATATAAATACTCATATATATATATACAGAATCATAGGTTACCTAGGTTACCCGGTTACCTTTTGAACGAATTGTTTGTTAATCAAACACAATATCGTCTGTAATCTCAAAATCATCATTACAATTAACAAATCCTTTTGGAATTTCATCTACAATTTTTAAGAACACACATTTGGTGACAATTCCGTCCAGTTTCTTTGCTTTGGTCGGATAACCTCTGCTGTCGGTTTCCACAAGTCCCTTCTTAACAGCCCATGACAAAAATGCTTTTCTGGAGAATCTTCCGATTTTGCATAAATCATCAAACGCTGCGCTATAGATTATTGCCGTTGACGTTTTTTCTACCGGGTCATTGTCAATAATTCCCCATCTTTCTGTTTTGATATCTGGGTTATCGTTAAATTTAATTCCGTTCATGGCAATCTTATCAAGTACAAACCAGTAGGCACGTTCATTTTCAGAAACCATTTCTTTCTCTGTCAGGAGGCTCTTCGCCGTCTCAATGTCAATGTACTGACCATCATGGAACAGCTGATCTGTTGCGATTTTATCTGCTGCCAGAATGATACTCATAGATATACTTTGTTTTTGCATCTTGTCATCGTCCTGTATAAGCCCTTGATAGTGCTTTTGAAGGGATTTTATATCATCAACGGACATTTCCTTAACTGCATTCACAAAGTCGATTCCTGCATATCCGTAGTTCTTTTTAAGGGTATCTGCGGTAAGCTGTGGATCATCAAAAATCTTTTCAGAACACTCAACCTCAATAATTCGGTTAATTGCTCCACCTTGACTGACATATCCTGCAAGCGGACGTTCACCATTGGTCAGAATGCAGTTCTGCCAGCGGTTCTCCCGGTTAACACCCAGCTCCTTGTTGGAACGGCTCTTTCCTTTTCCGGAACACAGGTCATATACAATTCCTTCGAAATTATCCCGGATTTTAGCCGATACTTTGGAAGTATCGTCCAGGATCAGCGGTAAGTTGTTGAGCATATCGGATTTTGCTTCCAGGGCCACATCGGTTGTTTTAAAATCTCCTATGTATCTGGATTCGCCTGGATTCGCCCAGACAGAAGCTCCTAGCATAAGTGTTACAGTCTTACCACCCTCGGTTTCGCCCCATAAATCCACAAAGAACGGAAGAGCACCGACCAGTTTAATTAGAATGCTTGCAAAACTTGCAGCTAACATGATTTTTGGTTCGATTCTTCCAGTAGCACGAACCTTTTTTACATGTTCATACCACTCTGCTCTGCTGCCACCTACACTGATACTTTCGTATAACTGCCGAAATCTCATATCACCATCAAATACGATATCCTTGTCATAGGGTAAGAAATAATCTCGAATCCACCCGATTTTGCTAGAAGAATATTGGATGTTGATATAATCGTCATTTGCATTCTCAACGTCTGACAGATACCGTACAAGAAACTTCGCATTCTCGGATGTCACTGAAATCCCAAGCGCAGATAAGCCAACGATTTTAGTAGATGATGCAACCATAGTTTTTGGCACAATAACCTCTGACCATTTATTATTCCTCTTATAGATTAACTTTATCTGTTCTTCCCCAGTCTCCAGATTCTTCATTCGTTCGATTGGAAGAATAGGGTGATAACAAGCTATAATATCCGGTGATCCTGGATTCGTATTTGATATTCTAATTCCATCATCATCCGCTACCCAGTTAAGGCACTTCATTCTGTCGTATTCGCAATCAGAGAAGTTCGTCCACTGATCCAGCATAGACAATGTCCTATTGCTTTTCTCTTGCTCGATTATCTGCTTCTGAACCTTGGTGTAAGCTTTTAGTAAATCTTCAAATTTCTTTTTAACTCCAAGCTCCTTCGCTCTGTCCAGAAGAGTCAATGTCAAACGCGCCTTGTAAATCTCATCTTCCTGCTTGAATATCTCGTCAAACACTTCTTCATCCAGAATAGAGTCCTTCGTGAGCTTGCTTATCATTTCCACTTTTAATCACCTTCTTCCAGTCCTGTTATGAATCCATGGTGATATAGTGCAAGTTGCAACCTGTTCCATGCTTCACACCATCCATCTGATAATGGCCTTGCTCTGCCAAGAATAGACCTGTAAAAATCAATATCGGACAAACATTCCTGCAATTCTTCATTCTTCTTCCGTTCTGCTTTCTCTCTCATTTCTTTTTGCTTCTGAGCGTGATATATTGCCATTCTGGACGAAAAATCAGGTTTATGGTATGTTCCACCAAGAATCTGAAATGCTGTCTTAAAATCGCAATTATTCATATTCTGAACGAAAGTAAAAATATCTCCTGACGCGCCACATCCGAAGCAATAGTAGCTGTCTTTGTAAATTTTCAACGAAGCAGTACGGTCACTGGGATGAAATGGGCAACTGACAAAGCCAGCTCTGTTCGGAATCATTCCGTATCTGGAAAGAACATCTCTCATACTGTTCTGCTGTTTAATTGTTTCTTTGTCCATCCGACAGAATCTCCATTATTCGTTTTCCAGTATTTTTCTTGTCACAAAATAGGAATTCAACGCCATATTTTCTCTGCATTGTGCATAGAATTTTATACAACGTATCGCCGTGCATAACTTTCTGTTCTTGCTCAATCCAGATACCATTTTTCTTAACCCGCTTCTTCGCCCTGGGATTCTCCCACCAGAGAACATCGTCCAGCTTTTCGATTCCTTTCCCGTGTTCGCATAAGAAGACAAGTTTTATCCCTGCTTCATTTGCCCGGATAATTTCAGATCGGAATCTTTCATGCTGCTGACATACATTTCCGCATAACTCTGCAAGGTTCTGTTTTCTATCAACTACCAAACGCGGGTTATCATAATTCATGTAATCACCTACATACAGCTTTGACACGAACCATTTTTCCCCTGCCTCGTCAAATGCCTTTTTAATGCCATCAATAACTTTCTGATGTTCTCTGCTATCAATCTGTATCAATTAAATGGCATCTCATCGTCGATACCATCAGGAATGCTCATAAAGCCGTCCGGGTCGGCTTCTGGATTCGGTGTAGGCGATGCTGTCTGTGCCTGTGAAGAACCTTTGCTTTCACCGAATTCGATTTCCTCGACAACAATATCTGTTGTATATACCTTCACGCCGTCTTTATTCGTATAGGATCCTGTCTGAATTCTTCCAGATAAATCTGCTTTCATACCTTTTCTGAAATATTTTTCGATAAATTCCGCAGACTTTCCAAATGCAACACAATTAAGGAAGTCTGCTTTCTGATCAGAACCCTCTTTTACAAATCTTCTATTGACTGCAATGGAAAATCTTGCGATTGATGTTCCATCATTTGTATATCTGACTTCTGGATCTCTTGTAAATCGTCCTGTAAGAATAACTTTGTTCATTTTTTTATTCCTTTCCACTATGCTGCTTATCGTACTCAATCAACATTTTGAGACATTTTTGCCCTTTTTCTTTTGTGAGTCCTTTCACATCGTCTACCTTGAAACGAGTTTTAATCTGTTCAAACAAGTTAGAACTCGGATATTTGTCAATGATGTTCTGGATGCTCATTACATTTTCTGAAGTAATCATCTCAACAGGTTCTTTTGATTCTGGCTTTTTAGCTGCTGTTTTCCCACTACTACCTGTATTAGTAGAATCACTGTCTTTGTTATCATCAATACAGAACAGCCCATTCAAAGCGTATTTTCTGGCATAAGATGAAGCTGCACCTGTCACCTGTGAAGAATCCATGCCTTTCTTAGACTCTTCTTCCCTTGCATAAGCAACGGTTGTAATCTCACCGGTATCTTCACAGTCGTTTAGATGAGCTTCTGCTCTGACATATATTCTGTCTCCAACAACTTCCATCCGATCTGTGACGTTTAACACGGTTTTTGTTTCTGCCAGAAGCGGCTTTACAGCTTCCAGAATATCCTCACAGCTCCTGTATTTGTATTTCCCGAAGGAATTGTACTGTCCTTTAGGGGCTTTCAGCTTTGACTGAATAATGCCTAACTTCTCATATATATTCACTTCTATTCCTCCTTGTCGTAAACCACATGCTTGCTACCCTCAACGATCAGCAAACTTGCGATATCTTTCATGGATAAGGTTGATTCATTATAGATTTCAACCAGTGCGTTGTATGCTTCCGGTGATACTTTCACAACCGGGTTATCCTTATCGGTTGCAGGCTGCTTCTTCCTTGCCGGAATAAGGATTTCAAAATCACTCATTGCTTTCCTCCTTACATGATTTCTGAGCCGCTAAAAGCCCATTTAGTGCTTGCGTGTAACTCGCCAACGTCCTTGCCTTGTACTGTTCCTCTATTGGATTATCTGGAACAAGTGCGAGCTGAACATCAATCAGTCTCAAGACTTCCTGTATTCTTTCGTTCATAGACTGGCTCCTTTAACTGCTTAAAAAAACAATAGATTGCGTCTGACTTATCCCCCATGCCCGGAACCGTCTTACCGTTCTGAATGGAATCAGCGGCGTGATATTCGAGATGATCCACGTACATATCTGGATTCTCCCAATCAACAATAGGAGCGTTTCGCTTGTTCAGTTCCTCCAACAAGATATTCACTGCAAGAACCATATCCCACTTCGGGAGGAGCCTTAATTCTTCAAGATTCATTTAACGGACACCTCCCGTTGATAAGCAGTTCCAGAAGACATTTTTTTGCATTTTCGTAATTCTGAGATTCGGACGGAAACTCGTAAAACTGGCACACTGAAAAATGCTTTACGATCTCCCCTGCATCATTAAATACATAAATATAAACTCTGGATATGTCGTCACACGCCGTATAGTCAAAATTCACATGCGCCGTTGTTTCATTTGAAACCCTCAGACACAATTCGAACAATTCCTTAATTTTCTTCTCGTTCATTTTTCTCCTTTCATAGATTTCCTATCAGAATCAGGCTTATAACTGCCGCTGCCAGAATCCGATCAAATCCATTTGTCCACTCCCATGCTGGAAGGAATGTTAAAAGGATTCCGATTGCTATTGACATCAAAATTTCTCGTTTACGATATTTTTTCATTCGTACCCCTCTATCTAAGGAATACCCATGCTGCATTTGAAAGAATCAATGCCGCCATGGTAATTCCCCATGCACAGAACCATTTCTGTGTCTGTTTCTTGGCTTCTCTTACGACTTCCACTGCATAGAAACTTTCAAAATCTTCAAAACTGGTTACTTTTGCGCTATCCATTGTGCTTTTACCCTCGGTTTTCTTCATAAAAAATCCTCCTGTTCTCTTGCGAAATACAGGAAGAAATGTTATGATTGTCCTGTAATCCGCTAAGACTGTTTTAGTGGTTTACGGCTCCGGGGTGGAGGTGTCGACTCCCTCCGGGGCACTTACGTCAAATTTGCTTCTTTTCTTAGATAGTAGTTCAAGATGATTCTTGAACACTCATCTACAATCCTCTGATTGTCTTCAGGTGTATTATCCTTGCAGTAATCATCATGTATTCTGATTACCCCAGCCCCTTTTTTAATTGTTTTGATTACTGCCATTACAATCTCTCCTTTCTACGATAGATTATGATGTTTCTGCTATTTTGCTTCTTCTGCAAAATGTTTCTCCATCAAATCCTCCTTATATTGGCTTTTTATTTGATTTCTACATTTGGAATAATTCTTTCCGGATAGAAAACTAATTCATAGTGATATTTGTCTACTGTGTTCGGCTCTGTTTGCTCCATCACATAACAGGTCCAGTCGTTCAAGTAGATGTAATCCTTAAAGTATGTACCCTCACCTGTCTTGATAGTCATTACAAGCTCATCGCTACTGTTATTGCTAAGAGACATATACCCCTCTGCCTGCAACATGATAGTGTCGGTTCTGGCATTAGTTACGGTGATTTTTCTGTACACATTGAACTCATCCGCTTCTTTGTTGAGATTGTAATTTACTGTACTTGCTGTTGAGCAAGCAGTAACGCCTGTTGCCATGATTCCGAACACTAAAACCGCTGTTAATTTTTTCATTGATGATTTCCTTTCTATTGACGTTTCCTTTTCCCTCTACCTATAATGCATTTACAGGCACCGACATGCCGAGTATAACGAAAGGGGAATTATATGGTTGAAACAATTACACGACTGTATCATTGCCACAAGATTCACAAGCATGTGAACGTTTGTGAAGAGTATGAGGTTTCTGGTAACAGTCGCCGCCTACTGCGGTGCTCATGTCCATATCATCAATACACGGAAATGAAGCCGCACTGTGATGGGTATAATGACCATGGTTTTCAATGTGGTTATGCAAAAAATCAATAACCAGGCTCACTAACTCATCTGGTCGCTCACTTGGCGATAGGTAACAGTAAAGCCGTAGGTCACATTTGCAACAGTCTCCACCAGATTCTTTGCAGTGTTGGCTGACGGCTTTGTTAAATTGTAATGCGTCCATTGTTTTCACCTCCATGTTAAGAACTTTCTTTCTGTGCCTTATAAGAATCCGCAATCTCCTTATCTCTCAATGCGGAAAGATAAACGATTGCCATATTCTTGTTTTCTTCTGATAAAGTTGTAAAGATATCAACAATACGTTTTCCATCTTCAATATCAGCTCTTTCTAATGTAGTCATGCACTCACTCCTTTCTTGTGATATACTCTCCTGTGAAGGAGGTGTTCATTTGATAACAAGATATCAATATAAAATATTGAAAAAAGCTTTAAGAAATTGTGGATTTACTCCTGACAATCAGCACGAAGCAGATGCTTGCAGATACCTTTTCGGTAAAAAGTGCTTTATGCGTTCAAGGTCGCAAGATCACGCATATGAAATCACACAAGCGGGTGAAGTCGCCATGAAAGCATATTTTCAAGATATATCCAGATTTTGGATAACAACTGTTCTGTCCATCATTGCGCTAATTACCGGTCTTTTCTCAATTTCTATACAATCAGAGCCACTATTGCAATTATTAGAGAAATTATTGAGATAATTGCTAAAACGTGTGTGCAGATGGATAATGATTTCACATATCGTGAATATATTCCGAACTGCTCTTTCAGATATTCGTTATCCGTCTGCTCACTTGGAATTTCTTCGGGCATCTTCAAGTCGCCTTTTTCCCCTGTCAGAACAGCTTTTTTAATCTTGCCTGTCTCATATTGCAAATCCAGAACAAATTTCCAAATCTCTCCAAAGGACTCTTCGACTTTGTTTTTGTATCTGCTCAACTGTTTTCACTTCCTTTCTAGTCAAGAGCTTTGTAGATGGTTTTGTCTACTTTTTAAAGAAAATTTTTTCTTTCTCAGCAAGTGATGTGATTCCAAGCTCACTACAGAGAATATCTGTTTCCCTGTTTGTGAAGTCTGCCTTGTTCTTACATTTCATTCTGAAATACTGCCTTGAAATCCCTAATTTCTCAGCCAAATATCCATATTTCTTTCCAGAGTCTTTAATTCTCTGTTCAAGCAATGGAGTATCAACCATTCCTGTTCCTCCTTTCTTTTTGTTGATGTTTCTGTCTACATTTAACACTATAACCCATGTTGATATTTTTGTCAACAATATTTTCAAAAAATGTTGAAATATTTTTCAACACATGTTATACTCTCATTGTAAGCAGAAAGGAGGTAAACTCCATGAACATAGGAGAAAGAATTAGAAAGTGCCGTGAAAATTTAGACATGACGCAAGAAGAACTGGCATTAAAACTTGGATATAAGTCAAGATCTTCCGTGAATAAGGTTGAAAATTCAAGAGAACTTTCTATAAAGAAAGTGCGTGACTATGCTAAGGCATTAGGCGTATCGCCTGCTTACTTAATGGGATGGACGGAACATAAGCCAGACAATGCAGAATTAGTCGCAGATATCTCAGGAAATCCGCAGCTACTGTCCTGTATTGAAAAACTCACTAATCTTCCAAAAGACGACCAACAGTTAGTTTATGGCTACGTAGATGCTCTCTATTCCAAAAATAAAGCCGGGGATTAATTTCCCCGGTTTTTTAATACTCTGGCAATGAATCTATAGAAGAATTCAAGCAGACTGTCATCATTTATTTTATCTATCATCTCAATAATTTCCTTCTTATAATCCATAAATAACCCTCCCTGTCACAGCTACCGCCTACACTACAGTATATGTCCGGTTTGTGGGAAATATAACCGAACATTCGTTCTTATTATATCAACCCACAAGTCCAATAAAACGAGACACGCCTAAATTTCCTCTAGCTAACTGCCAGTGGTACACTGGAATATTCGTAATATCGAATATAATTTTTACTTTTGCAAAAAGGAAGTTCGCTTTGAGTGGAATTTTTATTGTTTCTATAATACCGTCTGTTTTCAAAATTCCCTTCGCGTTCCTGGTCAAGGTCGAATGCCTGCACATGTGTTGAGCAGAGTATATGTCAGAATCCTTGTGTACATAATCATCCACGCACATTGGAAGATGGATTATATAATTGACAAAAACTATAACCGATATCAAAATTAGTACTTTTTTGACTCTTTTCATTCTAAAATCACCTACAAACGTCTATTTACAACTATATTGCATGATGCTATAATCAACTATAACATATAGAATTCTTATTTAACGCAAATGGCGAAAATGACAATTTAAAGGACTGATTTGCATGAAAATTGCGATTTGTGACGATAATTCTTTACAGATTGATTTTTTTAAGGCTCATGTTGATGAGTTTTTGAAAAAGCGCGGAGACAAGAGTTACACGCTAAACACTTATAGTAGTGGAAAGCCGCTGATTGACGATATAGCAGACGGTCAATGGTACGATATAGTCGTGTTGGATGTGGTCCTTGATAATGAGAATGGCATAAATGTTGCAAGACAGCTCAGGAAAAATGGATATAATGGCAACATTGCCTTCTGGACAGCATACAAAAACTATGTATTTGACGCATTGGACGTCTTGCCAGTGCATTACATCATCAAAGGCTCTGAGCATGGACGCATGTATTCTGTCGTAGCACACACATTGGAAGATATCCGTGAGAAAGCCTTGACTATCAAAAACCGAGATCACTTACATCGGGTAGAATTCCGTCACATCGAATACATAGAAAGCCGAAATAAATCAATTCTCGTCCACTGTACTTGCGGCGTTATACATGTAGCACGTGGAAAGCTGTCAGATATAGAGCCGCATCTTGATGGAAGATTTCTCCGTTGCCATCAAAGTTATATCGTCAACATGGACGAAATTAAAGATGCATCAGATCATTTTGAGATGATATCGGGGGATATTGTTCCAATCAGGCAGAGGGAGGCTGCCAAAATAAGGAATCTATATAAGAATTATATCGAGAATTTTGAGTAATCGTGTCAAAAGGGGGAAATATGAAAAAAATACGAAATGTGTTGATGATCGTTTGGACCGCATTAATTGTATTAATGATTGTGGCCTTGATGAGTTCAAACGATCTTTCATCAGACAATATTATGGTCGTTGTTGTACTTGAGGTATTTGGAATTGCTGTTTTGTATCTTATTTTTGCACTTTTGCTGTCTATTAAAAATAAGGTTCAAAAACCTGCAATATCAAATAATTCCGTAGCAACCCAGCCGGCGGTTGTAGAAAAACCTGTTCGAGTATTGAATCTGAGAGTTATATCCGGTAAGGAGGATTTTGAGCTTGGTTCCAAACACACAAGATTTGATTTGAAGCAATGGAAAGATGGATCTGTTACAGTGTCAGATGCTCCAACCAAATATGAACTTTTCGACTATGAATGGAACGGGCCGGAATACAGAACAGTAGAAAAGACAACTACAACATCTCACACTAAAGGGAAAAGTAAAGAAAAAACAAAACGAAAAGGAAGATTAGCTGGTGCTGTTATTGGTACGGCTGCTACAGCTGTCACGCTTGGAAACCCTGTTGTCGGCGCAGCTGTCGGTGCAGCTGTTGGAACCGGAAAGAAAACTAAAGGAAAGAATAATTCCACTACTACTGGAACTGCTACCACAACAAGTGATAACATTGAAGTGGATTCTTATGCATCTATGAAAATGCGGAATATCGAAACCAATCAAATAAATATTATTGGATTCCGCTGTAGTTCAAATATAGATATGCAGTTAAAGAGCTTCAATATTTCCAAAAGCTCTGATGCTGTTGAAAATGTTCGAAATCAGAAAACATCCGTTGAACTACTGAAGGATTACAAAGAGCTTTTAGATAGCGGTATTATTACTCAAGAAGAATTTGACCAGAAAAAATCAGAACTTTTATAAAAAGAACCGGCTCCTGCTACCAACGGGAACCGGTTTTTTGAAAAATAAGACAATCTCGGTGATAATCTTACCTACACATTAAGTATATCATCTCCGGGATTGCCGTACAAGTGTAAAAAAGGAGAATGATGAAATGAATGAATCAGTATGCATCTATTTAAGGAAATCCAGAGCCGATCGGGAAGCTGAAGCACATGGAGAGGGCGAAACACTCGCCAGACATCAGCGGATTCTGTTAGATCTCGCAAAGAAAAAAGAGTACATTGTGGGCGCAATTTACCGCGAAGTGGTATCTGGAGAAACTATCGCCGACCGCCCTGTCATGCAGCAACTCCTTCACGAAGTAGAATCCGGCATGTGGGACGGTGTTTTGGTTGTCGAAGTAGAGCGTCTTGCCAGAGGTGACACCATCGACCAAGGTGTTGTGTCCAGAGCTTTTCAATACTCTGACACGAAGATTATTACCCCTACAAAAATATATGATCCGAACAATGAATTTGATGAAGAGTATTTTGAGTTCGGACTATTTATGAGCCGCAGAGAGTATAAAACTATCAAGCGTCGATTAAATGCCGGAAGAATCTCATCAGTCAAAGAGGGCAAATACTGTGGAAACAAACCGCCTTACGGATACGAAAGAATTAAGCTCGCAAGAGAAAAAGGTTATACTCTCCGACCTGTTCCGGCTCAAGCTGAGATTGTAAAAATGATCTACACATGGTATGCCGGTGATGGTTGTGAGCAAATTGGAGTTGCGAAGATTGTACGGAAATTAAACGACATGGGAATAAAATCTGCGCTAGGTGGTGACTGGACTCCTGCCAGCATACAGGGAATTCTAACAAATCCGGTGTATATAGGAAAAATCCGGTGGAATGGTCGAAAAACAGTAAAGACTATACAGAATGGTCAAGTAGTCAAGACACGCCCACGGTCCAGGAATGTCCTTATCTGTGAGGGATTGCATCCGTCTATTATATCAGACGATCTGTATAATTCTGTGCAAGAGATACGTCAAAAGAACCCACCCCGTCCGATTAGCATAAAAAACACAGTTCGCAATCCGCTTGCCGGAATTGTCTATTGCAGCAAGTGTGGTCGTGCCATGGTTCGCCGCCCTCATCAAAAACGCGGACAGGAAGATACCCTCATGTGTCCATATACGTCTTGCCCTACAGTGAGTAGCAAATTATCTCTAGTTGAAAAAGCTGTGCTTGATGGAATTAAAGAAATAACAGAGAAGTATAAGCTGAACAATGATATTAATGTTCCATATAATACTATCAATTCTGGTATAGTATCTAAGCAAAATCTTATACGCGAAAAAGAAAGTGAGCTGGAAAGCTTAAATGTCCAAAAAGCAAAACAATACGATCTGCTTGAGCGAGGAATCTACACCACAGAAGTCTTCCTTGAACGCTCCAAAACCATAGCTAGGTCTATCCAATCATGCTCTGATATTATTACGAAATTAAGAGAAGAAATCGAACACGATGAGAATATTAAGGCACAACAGTCGAATTTTATTCCGCGTTGTGAAGAGCTGCTTAATAACTATTGGGACCTTAACATAGAATCACGAAATAGAATGCTCAAGAATCTAGTTGAAAAAGTCGTCTACTCGAAAAATATAAAAAACACTTACGGCAAAGGTAACGAGATTAATTTTGAGCTAGACATTTTCCCAAAAATTCAAAAAAATGATTAATGACATCTTCTATGTGCCAGTTCGCTAGCGCAATGATGCTATCATTAATTTTAAAAAGAAACTCCCGGGGAATTAACCCCGGGATATTTTATACTTTTTTGATGTATTTTGCAGAAACAAAACCGAAGTACTTTCCGGCAATGCGGATGTAGTACCAGTCGGCTTTGTCTTTTGCTTTAATGATTTCGCATACATCAACTAAATTGCCTTTTGCAAGTGTAGGATAGCTTTTAAGCTGTGCATACTCTGTTCCTGCCCATGTGCGGACATTAAGTGTATTTGCAGTCACCTTTCCCACCCACTTCGGAGTTTTAGACAGAATAGTTGGCGTTGAAAGCGTACTTGCTTTTGCACCAGTGGTAACAGCGATAGCCACGTGGTGGTTATCATTCAGGAGGATATCTCCTGCCTTTAGATAGTCACCGGATGTCAGATACTTTCTATCCGTCAGTACTTTCGCACCGGCAATCTTCATTGCTGCTCTCATGTTTCGTGTCGTCAGATAGATGCTGACCGCTTTGAGTCTTGCGTTATTTAAGCGATACCCAGCCCCCTTGACGATAGCTGCTGTACTTGCGCTGCAATCAGATTCGCAAGCTACCGTGATCTGCGCCGGATCGTAGTTGCTTGCCTTTAAGTGCCGCCAGAACGAATACCGGTCATTGCTGTTTCCGGCAGTGCCCTGATCGTATCCGATGAGATTGTTCTGTGCCGCTTTTGTCGCCATGTCTGCAATCATGGTTGCGATTTTGGCGTCATTGAATCTTAGGACACAGAGCCACGGTCTACTGTACCAGTTTATGATCTGATATTCTGTACCAGTCTGATCTCCTGCTTTCCCACCTGCATATCTTCCGCGTTCATCATGTCCGCAGTTACTGATTTTTACCATTTTAGTTTCTCCTTTCTGGTCAGAATCTCTATAATCCTTGTAAAACACATCCATATCAACATTTCCATTAATTCCTGGAACTTTTCCTTTACTGGAATACTGCCAGCCTACACCGACGTTCGGACGTAATCTTTCCTGTGCAGAGCCGTTGTCGTTAGCCGGATAACGAGCAATCCAACAATCATACTGTTTCAGCGCATCTGACAAAACGTTATTGTGCCAATCAAGATTGCAATAGATGCCTGCCTTATAACCGGCTTTCTTGATTCTGGTCAGAAATGCTACTGCAATATTCTCAATAGCCTGTTTTCCAAGACTTCTCTGCTGGCTCCATTCAAGGTCGTAGAATACTGGAAAATCAAGTCCACGACCACCAAGAACGGAAAGTACGTCCTCAGCTTCGTCAATCGCCTGTGCCGATGTTAAAGCATAGCTGTACTTATATCCACCAATAAGAATTCCATTGGATTTACAGCCCTTGTAGTTGTGTTCGAATGATACATCTGTGCCGGATTTCTGATGAATTCTCAAAATTGCAAACTTAATTCCAGAATTCGATACTTTTGACCAATCTGGATTACCTTGATAGGATGATACGTCAATACCTTTAATTTCCATATTTATCAACTCCTTTCATGAAATCATGAAACATATTTATGAAATTTTCAAAGTTCTTAGTTAACTAAACAGGAGCTCCTTGAGTAGCTAAAAGCTTTATGGTTGTTTAAAACTAATTTCTTTCCAAACGAGTTTACTTCCTCCGTAGCAATATCCAATAACTAATTGACCCGTACCTGCACAAGCAAGAATTCCAATTCGTTCGTCAGAATTCTTGCTTGTGCAATAAATCCAAATTGCTCTTCCAAAAAAGCCATTAGGTTTGTCAGAAAGGTTTTTATAATCACTGTCTACAAGAAAATACATTCCTGGCAATGAATCATAAAATGAAGCTGTATTTGGAGCGAAAGCGAATTTTAATGCCTTACTATTTAATTCATTAAGAGCCCCCACTACAGTCTTGTTTGAAGTCTGCAAGTTATTGATTACTGCATTTGTCAATTTATTGACCATCCAGTTCCAGATTCCGCTGAATGGTGAAAGCTTGTTTGCCTTCGCCGCCGCATCGTAAATCATCAGTGTATCTGCATCTTCCGGTGTTGCTTTCTGTGTGTACTCATTAAATTTTGCCATATTAATTCTCCTTTTCTATATTGAACTTTTCATAGAGCTGATTAATTAATTCTTTCTGTCGGTCAAGCTGTTTTTTCTGGCTTTTTATCATTGCAAACATTGCTGGAATCATGATACGCTCATTCCAGTCCTCAACAAGTCCGTTTTGATGCCGAGTAGCTTCCGGAAAGAATGCTTCTACATTCTCAGCAATAAACATCGGAATATATCTGCCTTCATTCTCGTCCCCTTTAACTAGATATCCCTCTTTATATTTCGCCCAAAGTGGTTCAATATTGTACCATTCTTCAATTTCTTGTTCTGCAATATTGTTTCCAATATCTTTATAGCGTTTCGAGGATGAAGATTTCAGCATCAGCTGTTTGTATCCTGTACGTCCATCCCAACAAATAGTATTTGATGATGTCGTATACTCCATGTTTTCTATCTTTGGCGATTTTGCAAAAGATGCAAAATTAGTAACAGTTAAATCTCCAAATGTACCGGTATCAGCCGATACTTCTGTTGCACTAATATTAAGCTCTTCGGCAGTCCAGTCGATTCCCCACGCCGTTTCAACGTATTCAATGTCCGCAGTGCTGCTAAAGTATTTCTCGGCACTAACAGGATTTATTCCAGTATCTGAAAAACAAATTCCTGTATATTTCATGCGCGTAGAATTTTCTTCATAGCTTGTAAATGCAGTGTAGCCTGAGTAATCTATCAGTCCCTTCACGGTGCCTTTTTTATCTTTAATCTTTAGGTATCCATTCCCGTTTTTTACCCCACCCAAAATTGCAGCATTTCCCATGATTGCATCGAAACTGATGTATAAATGCCCGTTAAGGTAATACAAACCTTTAAATTCTCCATCATTGGACAGTATCTCAACAATCTGCTCCTGCGTGAGCATGCCAACGTCAACTGCAACCTGCCAAGTCTGCTGGTCGGCAATTTTAGTTCTTGCAGAATCAGTGTAAATTGTTGCACGTATCATTCCGTCAGCACCAAGAGAATAGCTATCTGGATTAATAGTTATTCCACTGGTCTGTGAATTAAAGGCCATTTTTGTCCATGTTTTTCCGGCATCTTTGCTGTATTCTACTATCCACCAGGTTTTAAAAGTTGCTTCGTCACCCTGTCCATCTCTGTAATACGCATGAACATTGAATGGATTAGGAGTTATTTTCTTATCCTGTCCCATCATCAGGACTCCTGCGTTGGCTCTCAGGTAATACGTTCTTCCTGGAGGCCCGTCTTCTCCACGCATTCTCGCCCATGTATATTTCGCTGGGTCTGCACTGTCCGTCTTTTCGAAATCGGAATAATGACCAATGTAAATTCTATCTGTATCAGTTGTGGAAAAATCCACAGTTCCGTCAATACTATTTGCATAAGCGGTATGGATGTAAGAAGTTTCTCCGTTCTCTCCCGGAATGCCAATTCCATCCGCTCCGTCTTCGCCGCGAAAACGGCTCCAAATGTAATCTTTCGGATTATCAGACGGTGTTTCTGTAGTTTTATTATCAGCAATTCCAACATAGATTGCTTCTGTGACTGTATAGATTTTATCCCCGGTACTGTCCAGTATGGGACTTTCGGCGCTGTCCAGAAGTTTTACATAATCTGGGCTATCACTCATATCAGAGCCATCCGGCATGGATGCGTATTTTCTCCATGTATAAAGCTGTTTTCCGTTTTTCCCTGATTTCTGCTTGGAAATCGTAAATCTCTTCGTTATAGAAAGATTAATCAGGTACGTTGCCTTAATATCCACCCATCCATTGTCTGCACTCAAGCCTGTGACAGTGTAAGTATGCGTATCTACATCCCAAGAGCCGGTTACACTGTCTGATTTTGTAATGGTATAGCTACAATCATTTGTGATATCTGACGAGCCGTACATAACTTTCGCTGTAGTTGTCACTGTTGGAAATACCGGAATGTTTCCGTCTGCGTCAGATGTGATCGTCTGCATATCGTTCGACAGCTGGAATGTCATATTCTTGGCAGATGCAATATTGTTGTCCATTTTTGTCAGTTTATCCGGCAAAGAACTACCACCAATTACAACATTATCACCACTGATGATTACTTTTTTGGTGTCCATATCAACCTGGAAGATTATGTTTCCATCGCTATCTCTGACAGTCAGTGCGCCTGTGTCAATATAATCAGCATTGATACCATGTGCGTACAGAATTTTTGCTATCAAATCGCCTGTCAGAAAGAAACCGTAAGGATATGTTTTGCCACCATCATTGGATACGCCAATGGCTTCTGCTGTGAATTTAATTACATTTTTTGATTCTGCAAGTGTAGGCTTGTCATGCAGATATGTAATAGTACTGCCATCTTCCTGTGCGACTGATGTTTCATATAATCCAGAAGAATTTTTTAAGGTTTCTTCTAATTTCTTTACTGCTTTTTCTCTAGCTGATTGTTCTTTTTTAACAAGTCGTCTTGCCTCTACGATTGCCTTAGTGGATTCTGACTGGAACTTGCTCTGCCCTCTGATAGGGTCGTCGGCTTGAGTTTTTACAGTAGTCTTTCCATTAACGGAACAAGAAACGTCCGTCAGCGGAGTTATATATCTGTTCCATTTGCGATCATAAGTATATGCCATATCTCCAAACTCAATGAGTGGGTTATATACAAGTTCTCCCGACATGTTACGGAATTTAGCTCCAATTATGGAATCGCCAATTTGAGCAGCTACCGTGTCCAAGTCCGAATCCGCAACAAGGTCGTTCTCCAATTCAAGAACATATCCTGTGCTTCCGTACATGGCTTCATTTTCTCTATTTTTTAGCTTGATTCCAGTAATCACAATATCATCACTAGAAACGGTTGGACTTGTAAAAAAGTCTTTGAGCTTTTCGGATGTGTCAACTGCTGATTCGATCAGTGTCAAGAATCCATCACTATCAATTGTCCAGTTCCCTGTCGGACTGATAAAACTTTCTGAGTCAATACTTGCGCCGCCTTTAAATGTTACATTTCCATCAGCGTCCACTACTGCGTTGTAATCTTCTTGTACATTGGAAAAATCCCATCTGATAAATCGCAAGTATCCTCTGCTGTCCAGGCGAGCGTTCGCAGTCTCAAGCATTGCTGCCCATCCGAACAACTGACGAAACGTCATGTTTTCCGGAATCTCTGACACGATCAGATTTCCATGAGCCATGGAGACTTCTGACGGAATACCAAGAGTCTCACACGCATCTCTAACAAGAGTCTCTATTGACTGTGGCAGAACCAGATGAGATATATAAGTTGCGTTCGTTTTATACATATCGTCCAAAGCGGTAAAACTAAGGATTTCGCCATATTGTTCTGGTGTCGTAATTGTATAAATACCTTTATCAATGGTTTCGATTCTGTCTTCTGTCGCTGCTTTTGTTGCCAGAATCGCACCGCCACTCTGGTCAAGAATTGGGTCATAGTTTTCATCCAGCAATTCATCTGTTGCAGCCGGACTTGCTACGGAGGTCTGCATTTTAAGATACGCATGGACTTTCGCCATGTAGAAGTTATAGTTTTTCCACTGGTCGGAAGTGTTGTCCAACTCCAATGTCATGGATTTACAAACAACGCAGCCAATCGGAAAGCTGCTACTTTCTGCACAATCGGAAAAGGTGCAGTTTTCACCCATGATTTCATTTTTGACTATTTTTACAGTTCCGTCAGGAAAGATGATTTCCACTTCTTGCCAGACTCTTTCTCCGTCCTGTAGTTTTTGTTTGAACGCATCAGATACATTAATCAAGTGGATTCACCCCCTGCATGTTAAAAGATATTTTTGATACAAATTTTAAGTCTGGCGAAATTTCTCCAATAGTTAGGCTTGCTTTTCCGACATAAAACGGGTCAGTTCTCCATGCCATGTGGTAAAGCGACCAATGGTACAAATTGAAAGTTTTTCCTTTTGCGATAATTTTGAGAATTTTGTTTGCTTCTATAACTGGAACGTTTGATGCTTCATAGCTATACTGTTCGACTGTAAACAATGGAGTTAACAACGCTTTTCCGAACTGCGTACGGTTACTACCTTCTGAATAAGTTGTTTCGAGGTTATAACCCATATCTTTATCTGGCTGATAGATGGAGGCCCCGTTCATCTTGTATCGTTTTGTTATACTTTTTGGAATAGTTGCCACGTTTCCACCTCCTATGCCAGTTCAAACGGATTTCTTCCGCTTGTGCTGCGTCTTAATTTTGCTTCGTCTATAATTTCGTCAAAAATAGTCCGTCTATTAATCTGAGCTGTGAATCTGTAATCACCACCACTCTGCTGCCCTGATTCCTCACGCACGATTCTTCTGAGCAGAGCTTCTGGTGCCTCGATGTTGTTTCCTTGCTTCTGATCTCCTAACACAGCGAGGAATTCTGATCTTGGAGGGATAACCGCACCTTTTGCAAGATAAGGTACTGTTGGCACTCTCGGAAATGTTGCACTAAATCCGATTGTTTTCTTTCCGAACGGTGTAGGCACTTCCCACGGGCCAAAAGAAAATGCAGATTCAATTCCACCAATCGCACTGTTGACAGTTCCAATTGCGCTATTTACAATGCCAATGACCTTGTTCAATATTTTTCGAATGGTATCTTTAATTCCGCCAAATATATCGACAACCTTATTTTTGGCTGATGTAAATTTTTCCACTATACCGTTTTTAATTCTCTCAACAAGATTTCCTACTGTTGACCAAATTGCAGTCCATTTTTGATATGCGCTGGATTTGACATTATCCCAAATCGTCACAATTTTAGATGCGAGATTCTTAAGACTAGAGCTTATAGCGTTGACAAATGTTGATGTTTTATTTTTAATCCAATCCCATACTTCCCCTGCAACTTCTTTAATCTTGTCCCAGTTTTTGTACAGTAATACGCCAATTGCAATGCAAGCCGTTATTGCTGCTATAAAAATTCCGCCCGGTCCGATAGCCGTTGCAATAGCTTTAATTCCTCCCATAATGCCGCTAGAACCAGTCATAAGTGCAATAAGGCCTTTTATAAAACTCGCTACTGTCGTTATACTTCCTGCTATTCTTGACGCTAGCCCTGCAATTTTCGCCGCCGCGAACGCTCCGATTAGAGCTGCGCCGAATGCTTCAATAATTGTTTGATGATCCGCAAAGAATCCAGCCAAATCCGATACCAGATTGATCACTGTCGGAAGTCCTACTTCAATCACCCATTTAAGCATCGGAAGAACGATATTGTTGTAAATCCATTCAAGAACATTTCCAATCGATTCCAGAATTGGCGCAAATGTGCTTGTTAGATTACTAATAGATTCCAACAACGGATAGAAGTCCAAGTTCGCCGCCCATGTCGCTGTATCCTCTGCAATCTTCTCAACAAACTGCATGACCACCACAAGAGCATCTGCGATATTCTGTATAATCTGCGTTCCGACGTTGTTTTTGCTCCACGCGTCAGCGAAACCGGAAGCAATGTTCCCAACGGTCTTAAGCACGTTCTGGGCAATCTTAAGCATGGTCGTGAGCATTGTTGTGCCTGTGCCATTTGTCCAGACCTCTACAAGGCTTTTACCTACACTCTTGGCGAGCTTTCCAATTCCCGACAAGGCAATGTTTGCCGCGTCAATGGTATTCTTACCCTCTTTTTTCCATGCGTCCTGGAATGGCTTCCAGAGTTTTTTGAGAAGATCAGCAAGTTTTTTTGCGGAATCGCTAATTTTATCAAGCGCGGTTTCACCTTCTGCGAGATTTCCATAGTCCACATTACCAACTGAACTCGGAAGACCGCTGTTACCTGCTCCACCACTTCCACCAGATGAAGATGGTGTGGAAGATGAATTGCTGCCAGTAGATGTGACTTTGTGAACTTCATCAAGTGACGAAAGATAGTTTTTTGTTACTTTATTCGCTTTTTTTGTTGCTTTTGCATTGTCGTTCGTGGCATCAGCCAGTTTCTTTGCATTATCTGCCGCCTGTCCATACTGGTCCGCTGTATCTGCGATCGCGTCTGTTCCGGCAAGACCTGCTCCACTTCCGCTCGTTTGACCGGAAGATTTCTTGCCAGTAATAAGCTCCGTGAATGACTTAAATGCGTTTGCCAGAGTCGCCAGTTTGCCGAGAAGAATATTGATCACTTTCAGAACAGGCGTGAAAATATTAATCAGCCCTTGTCCGACTGTTGCCTTGAGGGACTGCAACTGCAACTGCATCACTCGCACCTGGTTCGCCCAACTGTCTGAAGTACGGATGAAGTCGCCAGATGCGGCTGATAACTGTTCCTGCACAAAAGCAAAGCGGAGAGCAACTTTCTCCTGTTCAGTCATTGCAGATGTGGTCTTGCCGTAGCCATTTGCAAGTGCATATTGGTCAAGTGCCGACTGGGTCATTACCACGCCCAAATCTTTTAATGTTTCCGTTTCACCCGTAAACACTGATTTCAGTTTGATATAAGCCAAGTCCTGACTGATGTTGTAGAATGATGCCACATCACCAGTCAGCTGTGTCAGGGCCGTTGACATGTCGTAAGCCTGTGATTCTGAAAATCCGAACGACTTAGACATTGCTCCGAACGTGCCGACATACCTTTTTGCCATAGTTTCAGATAATCCGGCAGAAGTCATGGCGTTCTTTGCGAATTCATTTACTTTGTCAGACATGGTTGTAAATGTAACATCGACCACGTTCTGCACTTCTGCGAGATCTGAGCCAAGGGCAACGCATTCTTTTCCAAACTGTACTAGTTTACCGACAGCAAATACTCCGCCGATAAGTAGTCCTATTTTTTTTACTGTGCTTCCAAGCCCGTCGAATGACTGTTTAATCGCTGATACACCTTTTTGGACACCGGTTGTGTCTAATCTGGTATCAATAATGACTGAGCCATCAGCAGCCATGTGTCCACCTCCTAACTATTTGAGGTTTAACATCTCATTCAGCGCATCCTTGTACGCTTGCTCCTCTTCGCTGAGACGTGTTTTTATATCAATAATGTTCTTATTTTCCTGATAGAATTTCTTTTCCCATTTATCGAGCTTTTCGCCCTTTGCCTTTTTTGAACGAATTCCAACTACGGTATTAAAAAGACATTCGCCAGATTCCATAAAATATCCAAAAAACGTCCACCAGTGCATATAAGGCACTGCTCTGATTTCTTTACCGGCAACCTTGTTTACCGCCGGGACAATCATGTCTCCATCCTGTTCCCAATCCATCAAACGGGGCTTTGGGCGGTTTGGATTATCGTCAGACTGCCCGCAGTCGATGAACTCATAAGCTTTTTGAAGAGCTTCGCTTAAATTTTCTTCTGGTATCTCCCACCATTTTTCGTACATTATCTGAACAGCAATTATTGCTTTCGCTTCATTGCTAAAATCCGGATTTCCAAGAGCGATTAATATGCCTATTATTTTTCGAAAATCCGTTCTGATAGAAAAATCCACCCCACTTATGTTCAGTGAGGTGGGTAGCTCATAGGCGGTCATTTTGTATATTTCTCCACGTACTTATTGACTGCCGTCTGCATTTTCTTTTTTCTCTTTTCGATTTCCGGTGCGATTGCTTCTGCGATCTTGTCAAGTACGATGTAGGCGAATACCTGACCATTGCCGAATACAGTAGTCGCTGTGATCGGCTCCTTGAACAGGTCTTTTGATGCTTCATATCCGAGCAGATAGTTGATTTTGTCTTCGATCTGTTTGTTCAGTTCTGCCACTTCCTTACCAGATGTGACTTTTTGAATAGAATTTTTAAGCTGGTCAAAGTACTCTCCCAGTTCCTCCGCACGTGCTGCTACATTGATATCAGTCGGGTTAAGCTTGAAAGAAGAAAAAACTTCGTCTTCGTTGTTGGTAAACGTGAATGTAAAAATTCCATCATCAATTTTGGTATTAATTACTTTTGCCATTTAGCATATCCTCCTTGTGTATGTGCTTATTCACTGTCAGCTGTGAATGTACCGGAACTGATATCAAATTTTCCTTTTACACGTTCGCCAACATAGTTGACAGTAAATGGAATCTGATAGCCAGATGTGTCTCCACCGTAGGAAGTCGGCACAACATAGCAGTCCTGCTGATATGCTTCATATTTGCCTGCTGTGGCTTCTGTCCAGAGATGAACTTCAACTGCTTTTGTCTTGAGGTTATCGTCTTTATATCTGTTGTCTACGATCTTCTGCAATGCTGTGAACAGATCAGAAGTAGTGTCTGCATAGAACGGATCAGCGTCAGAAGAAACTTCGTAACCATTATGTTTGAATGTGGATTCTCCAAGAATGTTTTTAGATGTTTCAGTATCTGGATTGAGTTCTACATTGTACTCTTCCAGATCTTTTCCAAGACGCTCATATTTTGGCGTCAGTCCCCCGCAGAGGGAACCTGCATCAATGTAATGAGCCATATATTTACGGTCAATCTTGCCTGTAACTGCCATAGAAATGTCCTTTCTGCCTATAACTTTAAAGGCTGTGTAGGTTAGCGACTATCTCTAATTGATAGCCGGTTGTTACGTTATATTACTTCATAAGTGTTTTCGTAGCGTACCGATAATGGCAATAACCAATCCTGCACACCACTCTCCTGTGGCTCTAAACCATAAGAGTTATCACGGGTGATACGTTTTATCACTCGCCCCTGTGAAAGCTCTGGAAACGCATTTAAGCGTGTCTCAGAGCCGTTTATGATAACTGGTTCTCGGCATATCCATTTACCGAGATTGTCAAGGAACTTCTGAACAGATAGCTTCTGCCTCTCCTTGTCGGATGCTGTTCGGTATACCACATAAAATGGGTACTGGCATACCTGATGCATCGTTCCACAGACATCTTCTTTTTCTGTATAGACCAACGCCCCGTTGTCTGCCGAGAACGCAATCCCAGATTCCTTGCCAAGTTCCTCAAATTTGATTGTTTCATTTTCATACAGTCCCGGATACTGGTTCAGAAGTGCTTTCATGGCATCTGTCAGAATCTCATATCCAGTTGCATCTTTTCCAATGGGTTTATCCGCCATGTCTGCCACCTCCTGCCTGTGCTTTTACTTTACGAATCCATGTGCTACCGTATTGTCGTTTAGCAGCATCAAACCACTTTGCCTGTGCCTGTGGGTGAGCCTGTTTGGTGTATTCAAGATTTTCCTTTGCGGCTGTCTGACCAGAGAACTGACTGACAAGGACTTTCTTCGCATACTGCCGAGCGTAAGGACTTCCGGTCAGCTCGTCCACCATCGTTTTTCCCATATAGAGGAATCTGCCATAAGGCTCTGCCGCCGCACAAACAAAGCCTGTGCCTTGCATAGAGGAGCTTCTTGCCCTTGTCTTATTGATAAAGTCTCCTGAAATCATCGGCATAAACGGAACCATGCTGTCCATTACCATCCCATCAAGGAGATACTGAGCTTCTTGATACTGTCTGGAAAATCTGTCCATATTCAGCTTGATTTTCATATCTCCGTCAACTACAGAGAATCCTTTGAAATGATGAATCTTACTCATATTACTTACCTAGAATTTCAAAGTGCGGAATCAGTGTATATGGACCGCCTACACTGGTAATCTTGAATACGTTATCCTTATTCTCATTCATGTACTGATAGAATCCATTTCGGTAATCACTGTCAGTTATCGTTCCACCAGTCCACTCACCCTCCCAGAAGAACGATTCATTTGAGAATGTAATAGTATCCTCCAGAGCGTTGTTAATCTGCCTTTTCCACTCTTTAGGCGGCACCCATGGAAGAATCTTACCATTCCTGTCAGCAATGGTTATATTACCGTTCTGGACGATATAGCGGATGTGTAACTGTGCGTTGTCAGTTGCGTCTGGTCCGTACTTTTTAAGGATTGCTCCTTTGTCTGTAATGAGGTCAACGCCGGATAAAACATGAGGATACCAGTACGCATCTCCAGTTGTGGCACTTTCGTAATAGTTGAAAAGTGTAATTTTAGATGAATACATGATACCCTCTCCTTAATTATTCTTTCTGCACTGTCTGCTTAATAATCTGATTCACACCGGTGGCCGACAATCCATTAAACATACCGACTGCAACTGCCGTGATATAATCCGTTGCCGGGAAATCCGGGATAATTCCCATTCCGACTGCTCCGAGAATCCCACCAATAACCGCCATGATCACTGGAATCCATTCATCAGAGATTCTTTTTGATGCTTTACAGCCCATTCCCACGATGTAGCAGATCATAACGATTGCTATACATGAGCCAAGCGTTGAAATGTCCATAATCATACCTCCAAATCAACTTTTTCCATAACTGCCCTTGCTTCCAGAACAGCAATATAATCCGTCATTGCTCTTACCTGCATATTGTAAGTGCTTCTCGGACAAGTAGGAGTAAATGGGAGTTCTCCTTTATCCCATTTTTCAAGCATGTTCGCAAGTTTCTTATATCGAATAACCACCTGCATATACTCTGCCTTAAAGCGTTCCTTGTAATCTGCACTATTCATCATTTCAACGGTCTGTTTTAATTCCATCATTTCTATCACACTCCTGCATACAATACTGGTATCACATTATTTGTCGCCTTAAATCAACTTCCATTCATAAAACAACTTGAAAATCTTCGGCGACTGAATAGCAAACCAGTCAACCATCTCTTCGTTGATTGCCCAGTTATCACAAGCTCCCGAGTTTGTATCAAGCCCCGACTCACACAGGAAAGCATGAATAATCTCATGCCGTACAACCTGCTTTTTGTACTCTTCCATATTCTTTTTCGAACCTGGCATATCCTGTTGTGACTTCATGTCATCAACGATAATCTCTCTTGTGGAAGAATCTGTATATCCATCCATGTCTTCCAAGTTAGGATATTCTTCTACTGTTCCAAACTTTACTGTCCATTCAGAGCCTAAGATATTAAATTTAAAGTCCTGCATATAAAATCGGTATCCCTTCATCCGTCCTTACTCCCATCAGAAGCGGTAAAGCCGTCTTAAGAAGTAAGTCGTTCGTTTTCTGTACGTCCCCAGCGGCGGCATACACCGTACTCCACTCCTTTGCACTCGCTCCAATCTGCTGAGGAGTTGCATAAGAGATGGATTCACTGCCAGAGGATACAGATGTTACAATGCCTGTAGTGCTACCACCGGACCCGATTACGGTTGACGTACCGCTCACAGCGGCATTGGTAGCATTCTTTTCAGCAAGCTCAATCTGATACATTAATTCAGCCAATGAACAGACCGCCTTTTTGATGCGTTTCTGTGAACGCTTATCAGCTGGCAGTCCGTCCACCAAATTATCAAATGTCAATGTATCAATAAAATCGCTGGCTCTGGCTGCCAGACGATCAAAGTCAGCTCCTGGCACGACATTGCCATAATAGGATTCTGTGTAAAAATCATAATCTGCATAAGCCATGCCAGCTACCTCCTAATCGATCATCATTTTGCTGTTACGCTTGCGCTTCCGGCATTCAGTGCCTTGTATGTTCCGTCACACTCAACCACTGTGATTTTCTGCCCGGTTGCCGCTGTGATATCGGCTTTTCCATCCCAAGTACTCCAGTTTCTGAGATTCTGTCCATATCCAACAGTTACTGCTTCTGCTGCAACTTTGTATTTATACACATTGCCAGCATTTTCCTTGGCTGGATTTACAGTGATTTTTGTATCACCGCTTTCTGTTCCAGCCGCAGATGTTACTGTCAGAGTACCAAGTGTTGGCGTTTCGTCAATGGTAATTACTGCAATTGCATCAATGTACTCCGCAAAAAGAGTAAGTCCCATAACTGCGAACGCTTCGGATACTGCTGTGTGGTAGTTACCCTGAGTGTGGAATCCGATCAGGTTTGTCTCGCCAGATACGGTGTATACAAGCCCCGCCCTTGCGAAATCAGATTCGTTCGGGTCTACATAGTAAAGTACGATGTTCTCAACAGGAGTAGCGATAACCTGTCCTCTCGGGATTTCACTGTCAGACAGTAAAAAGATTGTGTTGAATCCCATAAAGTCCTTCATGTACTGGAATCCGAACTGATTCTGAATGGTGATCTCAGCTGCTCCGAGGTATTCATATACGTCCAGAATGTTTACAAATCCAACGACACCAGTCACATTTCTGTGCATCTGTTTGAATTTGTTCTCAACTCGGCCTTTAGCCATTGCCAGAGCCATCTGGAATGTTGTTTCTGTGGAAGTAAGTGTACCGGTTTTCAGATAATCATAGAATCTGCCGGTAACGTCAGTTTGAAGCTGGAAAAGGAATTCATCATCAGTCATCTGAACAGCGTTCTCATAACCGTGGTCCTTAATTGCTTCGATAGATACAGCCTTTGCGTACTTTTCAATGGTCATTTCCGCATAGTCCTTTTCTTTTACAACGAATTTGCTGTAAGGGATTTCCTCACCCTCACCAACTTTTCCGCTCTGTAAAGTACCCTCTGCGTATTTGGACTTGAGTACAGCACCCGGCTGCTTTTTGATAGGTCTCATGATACCCAGAATATCACGTAAGTGCTGCCAGTTTCTTTCGAATCTGGTAACGAAGTCAATCTCACGTGCTGTGACATGAATATCATTAGTCATAATAAGATTTGTTTTTGCTGCCATAAAAAAATCCTTTCTACCCATAATTGTTAAGGTATTGGGTTAGCGGCTATACTCTGGTGTATAGTCGGTGTAAAAAATCACTGGAATAACTGGATATTCTGAGCAATTGCAGCCTGTCTCTCGGACGGGTCTTTGATTGCTTCGATATCTTTCTTTGTCATGCTTCCCGGTGTCTGCTGCTGTCTAACATGAGTAGTAAACCTTGCCTGATTCTGCTGAGCCTGTTGCTGAGATTCATCCACAAAAGCGGATGCATCAGACTGCTTCATCTGCTCAATCAGATCATTCAGTCCAAGGATTTTACCATCTTTCAGCTTTAATCCAGCTTCTTTGATGTCTGCCATAACAGACTTCTTTGCTGCTTCACTGGAAAACTTAACATCATCAAGTGCTGTTTTAAGTGCATCTGAAAAATCGCGGTCATAGATCTTTGCATTGAATTCTTTCTCCGCGTCCTCGGCTTTTTTCTTCCATCCAGCAAGCTCTGTCTGAATATTTGCCGGATCGATACCGTCAAAGCCTTTTAAGGTTTCTTCTGCTGTCTCAGCACGTTCCTTCCAGCTGTCGCGTTCTCCCTCGACTTTTGACAGGGTTTTCGCTACTTCCTTTGCATTCTTATAATGCTCAGAGAGTGCCTTTTTCACATCTGCCTGTTTATCCTCCGGGATCTCAATTCCAAATGATTTTAATGTGTCAATAAGTTTCTGCATATACATCCTCCTGGTCGTGTTTATTGACCTGCCGCCGCAGGTAAATGGATTAAGCCAGTTAGACCACTGGCAGGGTAACTGGAATAACAGGAATCGAACCTGTGACGCTCTGATTAACAGTCAGATGCTCTACCAACTGAGCTATATCCCATTAACCCGGATTCCCGGGTTAGCAAGGTATTTTACGTGCTATGCCTAAACACGAGACGTTTCGGGCTACGTCAACACCGCCTATACGGTCGCGCACTTCTGCACGGGTTGAGTTCCACTGTTCAGTTATATGTGCTCACGAGGAGGTATGCCGTCATGCACTAACGGCAATGGTACGTGTCGGAAATTGCGTCCGCTTTTCAACCTCCAGATTCCGTCCGAACCTGTTTCTATTAAGGACACGCACCCAAGAAATGAGGAGTCAATGAAAAATGTCTATGTCAAGTGGCGGCAACCACTTACAAATCTTCCTTATGAATACATTTTACCACAGACTCTCCCAAAAGTTGTGGTACATGTTTTAGCAAATTAGAGCATATCCCGGAGTTTTTCCACGTATCTCTTGACAAGATCACGTTCCTCCCGGCACTCTGCGTCCTTGGACATATCACTCATTTCTGTAGTGAGTTCATCCAGATGTTCTTCCAGAGCGGCAAGCATCTTCCTTTTGCAGTCCTCAGACTTGCCGGAACGATAGCTTTGTTTCTGCGTCATGTAGTCATCGTAAGCGTCTCGCCCGTCAGAGCGGCTGTAATGTCCTCTAACATAATGTTCACCACGTCTAGCATAAGAACTACCCCGGTCGTAGTCCGGCATCATTCTGCCGTCATTTGAGCTGTATCTCCCCATGCTGTCGCGCTTTCTTCCACGTTCGCTGTAATCGTCATTGTAGCCACCACGCATCTCATCAAGGACAGTATTGTAATACTCCACTTTCTTGTCCCAGTACTGCGTATTCTTGATATCTTTATACATATCAATCAGCTTGTATGTCATTTCCAGATTTCCGGTGGTCAGCCCACTGTCAGCAATTTTGGAAAGTTCATCTTCGATTCTTGCACATAAGTCTTTAATGTCTCTCATAATCACACCTCCTATGCTTCTCTGGTCACAACAATGTTTGCGTTCGCAACAGAAATAGCCTGATCGCTGGTATTCTCTACTGCAATATTAACGCAACATCCGCGAGGTACATCAATATAGATACCAGAGGACACATTGTTATACTGGTCTACTGCTGCTGGTGTGGAAATCATCTGTGAAGATAATACAGGCTCGCCAGAGATTGCAATAGCCAGAGAAATAGCTCCGACAGTACCGCCTGTTGGAATTGCGATATTACCAGAAAAATCCACGAAGAATCTTGCTTTACACTGGTTGGTCAGTCCTCTCAGGGTGATGATTCCGCTTCCCTCTCTGTGCTGAATACAGTTAGAACCTTTAACTGCTGTGTTTGAAAATACTACGTTTCCATTTGCTGCTACAGTCTGAGCAGCTACATTTGTAAATTCTGCCATAAAAATACTCCTTTCATATCACAAAAGGACAGGTCTCAGCCTGCCCCTCTGTGTAATACGGCATAAGCCGACATCCGAAATCAATCGAAAGATACTCTCGATATGAAGTTGTCAACAATTGCATCCAGCGTTACACCCATTACAGGTATACCCGTAAAGATTTGACGCAGGGAAAGACGGTACCGGCGTAGGTCTTATTGCGTCGATAATCTGGTTTGTCTGAGAAGCCATTGCAGTTGTGAGAAGTGCAGACTGGCGATCCTGAGAAGCGGCACGTCTGAGGTCGTTATTTTCAGCCTGTAAGTTGGAAATCTTCTCGTTGCACAGGTAATCAAGGATTGCCCTTGTTCCGGCATTCTGGCTGTCGATAATGTCTCTTGTGTTGCTGTTCATAGTGTTCTGCAATGCACAGGTATTCTGTGCCATATTGTAGTTTACACCCTGGATTGCTTCCCTTGTTTCACAGCAGCAGTTTGCAAGCTGTGCCTGGAGCGCATTGGTATTCTGCATATTAGCTACAGTGTCAGCATTAATAGCCTGCTGAATGCCGAAGCCAGTCTGCATGATGTTTGTGTTGATTCCATTAAATCCGGTAAGCATACCGTTATTCATGGCGTAGAAGCCATCGCACAGGCCGCTATTGATTCCGTC